CCCTCTTCTAGGTTAATAGCTGGAATACCAAAGTTTCTAACTTCGGGATGTCCATAATACCAAACCTTATCAGTTCCTAAAAGTTCAACTTTTAAATTAACAGTTGCATTAACCCTACTTTAATAGTTAATGAAATTAATAGCCTTAAAACTTTAAAAGATGATTTAGAATTAAAAAAGGAAGATTTTATTACTAATGACGGTAGATTCTATTTTGGATTACTTACTCAATTGAGGAAGAAAGGTTTCTATTCTTTAGATGAGATTACAATATTGTCAAATATGAATGATGAAGTCATTGAACGATATGAAGTGTGTGGTGGATGGGAGAGTATTCAGCATCAGATTGACATAATTAATGATAAGAATTTTGATACATATATTGATATCCTTTATCGTGAAAATATTATGCTGCACATGTATGATGATGGAATTGATCTATTACATACTGTTGATGTAAATTGCAAAAAAGTAATCTTACTCAAATTATTCAGAAAAATGAGTGCTGATTCTGTTCAAGACTGGTGGGATGCACGTATTGCTTCTTATGGGATGGGCTATTCAAGTAAAATTCTTGAAGAGGAAGAGATAGATTTCGATGATGAATTTATTGATAGTTGTGAAGAAGGATTGGAAAATGGTGTTCCATTTGACATAGCCGGTTATGATGTAAACGGAGAAGAGATAAACTGTTTTCCATTTTTGGCACGTCAAACAATGGGGTTACTTGAAGGTACATTAACAATGTTGGCTGGATTTTCTTCAGCAGGTAAATCAACATGGTTCGTTACTGTAATTATGGCACTTCTTTTTCATGGAAAAAAAGTTTTGATTATCTCTAATGAGGAGAGAGTTAAAAAGTTCAAGGCTAAATTTATGGTATGGCTTTTGGGTAAGAGAAATAGATATTTCAAATTATCTAAGAGTAAATTCTTGTCAGGAGATATTAATGAAGAAAGTAGAAAGCAATTAACCGATGTACAAAAATTTTGGAGAGAAAACTATAAAGGCAAGTTGAAATTCATTTCTATTACTGATGCAGATATGTCTGTTGTAAAGAAAAAAATTCGTGAAAATACTCTTAGATATGGTTATGATACTGTACTTTATGACACATTTAAAATCCAAGAGAAAGACTTTTCAGGTCAACGACAAGACCTTGCATTGGTCAGAGATAGTCGTGAATTAGATAAAATAGGAAAGAAATACAATTTAATTATGCTTGCATCTGTACAGTTGGCAGAATATATGAGGGGAAAGTTGTTTCTTGATAGTAGTGTCTTATCGAATTCTAAGCAAATCAAAGAAATTCTTGAAGGGCTATTCCTTATGAGAACAGTATATGATGAAGAATTGGATGAAAAGAGCAAGTATTACTGCCAACCGTTTAGATTGAAAAAGGTTGAAGATAAATGGATAGAAGAAGAATATAAACCAGATAGAAATGCTGTTTGGAGAATATTGTTTGTAGAAAAGACGAGAAATGGTAGAAATTCATCTGATACTGGATGTGCTTACCTTTTAAAATATGACGGTGATCATTGTATTTTCAGAGAAGTCGCACAGTGCCGTCCCAAACATGGAGAAATACGATAATTTATAAGATTGGTGGTGAGAATTGTTGTTAAAAGAAATTAAAAAAGAACTACTTGATAATCCTAAGAAATTAAAGGAATTATTGGAGTATTTTAATTTCTATAATATTCACCTCCATCAATCTTATATTTCGTTTGGCAGAGCACAAGATACATCAAAAAAATCCATAGTTATCAGACTAATTAAAAACGATTATCTATACATTGTTGATTATGCCAGAAACATTAACAAAGACATTTTTACATATATCAGTGAGCAACGATTAGTAGATTTCAAAGACATAATCGTTGCTGTAAGAAGAATCCTTAATATAGATGACTTCAATTTGCTAAATGAATCACATGGTATTTTTGGTGGGTTTTATGAAAAGATTCGGAAAAGAAATGAATATACAATTCGTACTTATGATGAGTCTATGTTGGATAAATATATTCCTTTGGCAAATAAGAGATTTATAAAGGATAACATTTCTATTACTACACAACAGTTTTTTGGCATTAGGTTTGACGTTGAATCACAGGGGATTGTTATACCCATTTACAATCAAATTGGAGAGCTAATTGGAGCAAAAGTCAGATGTAATTATGAAATTCAAGATGGTGAAATGAAATATTATTATCTAATACCATGCCAAATGTCACAGACACTATATGGATATTCTCAAAATTATAATTATCTGGTAAACAATGTAATTTTTATTTTCGAGTCTGAGAAAGCAGTCATGCAATGTTTTTCTTATGGAGTAAGAAATTGTGTTGCTCTAGGAAGTGGTTCTATTAGCCGTAAGCAAGTACGGATGCTACTTGAATTAAATCCCCAAAAGATAATCTTTATGCATGACGTTGGATATGACGTAGAGAATATATTAAGGAATATAAATATTGTAAAAAATTATTCCAGGTTTTCAGAAGTTGAATTGGGATACTGGGACTACTTTGACAGATTATATGATGACAAAGTTTCTGCATCCGATTTAGGAAAGAAAGAACTTCTACGGATTATAGACACTGAAATAAAAATGATTGGAGATGACGAGGACGAAGAAGAATTATAATATTTTAGCTGATTGCAGAGGAATGTATGAACAAGAAATTATAGATATTATTTTAGAGAATCGTGGGATTAAGGATGTTGATCACCTTTTAAATCCAAGAGCAGAAGATTTATTACCATTAGATTCCTTAATGAGAATAGATGATGCAAGACAGATTATAGAAAACGGGATTGATAATAATAAAAATTTTGGTATTCATTGGGATGTGGATACTGATGGAGTTTCGTCTGGAACTATTATGACAAGGTATCTGAGAAATTATACTGATAAAATTTCTACTTATATTAATATAGGAAAAGCTCATGGACTAATTGAGCAAGATTTAGAGCAATTTAATGATATTGATATTCTTGTTATTGTAGATAGTTTAGATAAAGATACGAGTCGATATGAAGAATTACATAATAAAGGTATTCAAATTATTGTTCTTGATCACCATACAATAGATACTAATGTTGATTATGACAAATATGTGACGTTGGTAAGTTCGCAAAGAAAATATGATAATAAAAATTTATCAGGAGCAGGTGTGGTATGGAAATTTTGTAAATACCTAGATGAATATTTTATGAATGACTATGCAGATGAATATATAGATTTAGCTGCTTGTGGTATTTTAGCAGATGTCTGTGATGTGTCAGAGGATAGTCAAGAGAATAGATATATTGTAAGCGAAGGCTTAAAGAATTTAAAAAATCCGGCAGTTAAAAAGATTATTGGTAGTTATGAATTTAATAGCAAAGCTATTTTGTTCAGTGTAGCACCTTTGATAAATGCTTGTTGTCGTATTGGTAGAAATAATATTGCAATGCAGTTATTTTTATCTGATGAAAATAAAGAAGTTTTGGCTCTGAAAAAGCAGTTAGAAGAGTGTAAAGAGATTCAAGCAAATGAATTGGAACGAATTTTACCAAGTGTATATGAGGATTTTGATTCACAGAATGGAGAAGTATTATATACGTTCATTGATACTGAATATGGTATTGGTGGTGTTATTGGGAACAAATGCTTAGAAATCTACAACAAGCCAATGTTTATCTTGAAAAATTGTAAAGATAAGTATTGCGGTTCAATGCGTTCTGTTGGTTATGGAGACTTCATGGCATTGTGTAATAACACAGAATTAGCAGTATTACATGGTCATGAACAAGCTAGTGGTATCGAGATTGAAAAGGGTAAGTTTGAAGAATTTATCAGTATGGTAAATCAGCAGTTATCTAATATGGAACAAACAACTTCGGATGAAATTGATATTGATTGTGAAATAAATATAGAAGATATAACTAGAACATTGGTTGATAAAGTCAAAGAAATTAATAAGATTAGTGGTGCAGGTTTCAAGCCAATAGCATTTAAAGTAGTTAATATTGATGAGTATGGTATAGGAAGTTTTAAACAAGGAAAACATCTTGTGATTACTCCAACAGATAATATTCAGTTAATTGAGTGGAATACAAAAGCTGATTATGAGGAATTAGAAGATGATGCTTTAATGAATGAACCGATTGAAGTTATAGGAGAACTAGATTCGGGATTTTTTGCAAGAAAGTATATGTTAAAAGTAATTATTTCAGATTTAAAGGTAGGTGTAGCGTAATAGAATATTTAGAACTAATAGAGAAAATTATTCCAACATTGAATTTTAATTTTCCATATTCAGCAGACGAATATGCCAAAAATCTGTATCTTGAAAATTATCATTGTCATAAAGATTTTAGTAATACTTCTACGCCAGATTGTGCAGAATCTATTGAAAATTATGCAAAGAGAGTACACGAATTTAATACAAAGTGTTTGTTTTCTGGTGAACATGGATCACAAGGTAATCAATTTCAAGTATATAAAGTATCTGAAAGTGAGAAATTAAAGTATATTCATTCATCAGAAGTTTATTGGGTAAAAAATAGATTAGAAAAAGATAGATCAAATTGCCACATGATTATTGCAGCTAAAAATGCTGAAGGCAGGGGTGATATTAATTTTGCTTTATCTATTGCGAATGAAGATGGCTATTATTATAAACCAAGAATTGATTTGGAGTTACTATTCAATATTCCAAAAGATAATGTAATTGTTACATCCGCTTGTTTGGCAGGATGGAATTATGAAGATGCAGAAGATATCTGGATAAAGATACATAATTATTTCGGTAATAATTTTTTCTTAGAAGTACAGTATCATAATACAGAAAGACAGAAAAAATTAAATGAAAAAATACTTAGAATTGCAAGAGAAAATAATATTCAGATTATATGTGGTCTTGATAGCCATTATGTAAAAGATGAAAATTCTGTTAAGCGTGATCAGATTCTTAAATATAAGAATGTAAATTATCCAGACGAAGATGGATGGTATATGGATTATCCTGATACACAGACAGTTATCAAAAGGTTTAAAAAACAAGGTGTTTTATCTGATGAAGAAATTCTTAGAGCAATCATGAATACTAATGTATTTATTAATGAATGTGAAGAAATTATATTGGATAGAACATTTAAAATTCCTAGTGTACATAATGGTAAAACTTATGATGAAAAATGCAAGATTTATAAGAATATATTAAATGTTGCTTATTCTAAAGAAAAAGAAAAGTCTAAAGAAAAAGCAGATGGTATTAGATATGAAGCAAAAGAAGTAATGGAAGCTGGTGTGGTAGATTATTTCTTAACCAGTAAAGCCATTGTTGATGAAGCTGTAAATAATCAATGCGGTATTCTTACAACTACTTCAAGAGGTAGTGCTGCTTCATTTATTACAAATAAGTTATTAGGACTTACAACCGTTGATAGATTTAATGCAGATATTCCTATTTATCCTGAAAGATTTTTGACAAAAGAACGTGTATTAGCTGGGCAGATGCCGGATATAGACCTCAACGTTGCAACACAAGAACCATTCGTTAAAGCGGCTAAAAAGTTATTGGGAGAACATGGTTGTTATCCACTTATGGCTATTGAAAAACTGAAAGAAAAAGCAGCATGGCAGTTATACGCAGGTGCAAATGATGTAAGACCAGAAGATGCAAATCAAATTTCTAAATATCTTGATGAGTATAATAAAGCCTTAAAATATGCTGACGATGACGAAAAAGAAGATATCCATGTTGAAGACTATATTCCAGAAGAATATATAAATTTATTCAAACAAAGTAATGAATATCAGGGAATTACAATTAATTTAAAGGTTCATGCTTGCGGTCATTTCATATTTGATGGTGATATTCGTAGGGAAGTTGGTTTGATTAGTGCTGTTTCTGAGACAACTGGTAAACGTACAATTTGTGCTGCTATTGAAGGTGGTTTCCTTGATGAATTTGGTTATGTAAAAGAAGATTTTCTTATTGTAGATAGTGTATACCTTACATATAAGTTCTTTCATAGTATAGGAATGGAAGTACCTACCTTTGATGAACTAAGAAAAATGATTGATGGTGATAAAGCTACATGGGATATATATGCTAAAGGTATTACATGTTGCGTCAATCAGTGTGAAAAGGAAGCAACAACTAATCGAGTAAAGAAGTATAAGCCACAAAATTTAGCAGAATTGAGTAACTTTATTGCTGCGATTAGACCAGGATTTGCTTCGTTATTAAATACATTTCTTAATCGTGAACCATATACAACAGGAGAAACAAAGATTGATTCTCTTCTTGAAGATACATCTCATTTTATGATTTATCAAGAGTCAATTATGAAAGTATTGTC